CCATCCTCGCCTGCCACCCCTGGTGACACCCCCGGCATCCCCGGCATTGGGGCCACGGGTGGTCCTCCCTGTGTGAGCGGCGCAATGGCCTCCTCTGACAAGGTGTACCCGGCTTGCTTGAGAATCTCCGAGGCCGCAAGGGACTGAATCCCCACCAAGTCCTCGCCGCTCAGTGACAACGTCACCCGCGCGGACTCCGGGCCACGCTCTGTCGGCTTGACGACCATCTTCGTGGGGTCGTAGCCCAACGCCCGAACGACGCCCGTGAGCAACACGGTCGCATCGATCTGCGGATCCTTGCGGAGGAGATTATATTCGTCTAGTTTCTGCGTGCGGAACTGCACGGCATCGACATGGACACCCGAGTCCGGCTGCACGCGATAGACATACCGACCCGGCAGGTTGCGCCATTGCTCCCAGAGCTGCGCGGACTGTTGCCCTAGGATCTTGACTAAATCCTTCTGCCCCATATACCGTTGCAACACGGCATCGAACTTTCTCACGCCCGTCACAAAGTATTCACGCAGGCGGTCCTTCTCGGCTTCATTGCGCGTGTCCGAATTACCTTGGACAATCCGGGCCTCGGTGGCAGTGCGTCGCCCACGCGCGAAGCCTCCCGCCTGGTTCGCAGAGGTGCCCAGCGCCTTCTCCCAATCCCGTTCGACATAGTCCTGCGCGGTGTAATTATCGCGGGGCTCTTGTCCCGTGGGGATCACCGACATCACCGCACCCGGTCCCTGCGCTAAGGTGCCAGGGGGGACGGGGATCGGCCCCTCGTTCCGCTCGATTTTCGAGATCGTGTTCTCGTCCAGATTCGTCGTATCCAGCAACATCAGGGGCAGGTTCGCACGGCGGCGGCGGGTCTGCTGCGTGCGGAACTTGTTGACTTCCCGTGACAATTGCTCCCCGACCACGAGGTCAGAGGGCACATACGCGGAGTCCGCCAAGTCCCGTAGCGTCCCGATGTGAATCGGATTGCCGATCATGCTGTCGTCCGTCAGCCGCCCATATTCATCGACGGCTTGATAGGGGGAGTCGATATGCTTCACCGGCATCTCGATGCCTTTCACCATGACGAGACATCGGAAGAGTTCCGGGTTCACGACTGACTGGTCAAACAGCGACGCGCGATACCAGACTTCGTGATACTCCACGCGTGGGTCGGCCGATCCGCCATACACGGAGTTGACATCTTTGGCGAAGACATGCTCGTCGTCATACACCGTGCCCGTGAAGTCGTCCGGGATATCCCAGATCCGCTTCGCTTGAGTAATCGGCATGATCCCGGTGATCCCGAGCCACGGCGCCGCGTCAAAGTTGGTATTCCGAAAGTCATGCGGAATCAGCACTTTCATGGGCGACACCCGCGACCAAAAGCACTGCTCCCAGATGGGGACATCGACCTCGACCATCTCTGGGGGCGCGAGGGGATCGGCTGGATTGGCCTGCGGAGTCGTCACTTTAATCGTCGCGGACTCATAGCCAATCTTGGTAATCAAGAAGCCAGAGGGCGCAAGGGCATCAAACAAGGCCATGTGCATCTCACGCTTCACATTCGTGCCGTCCGCGCTCATCTTGTAGTTCAAGACTTTCTGCCGCAGGGGGAGGAGGCTGGTGAGCGGGAGGCCTTCAATGGAGGGCTCCAAGGGGATTAACTGCACCTCCGGTGTCTGGTAGAACAGATTGGCCTTCTTGCTCTCGACGTGCCGGAAATCCATGAGGGCATTGACCTCATACTGGTCTTCGACCACCAACGCCTTGGCATAGCGGTCCATCGCCCGTTGCCACTGGGGCTCATACTGCGCGCGCGTCTGGACCGCCAGCGCAATCCGCTGGTTCCAGTCTCCCGCCTCCTGCCCACGCATGGGCCGCGCCTCCCCAGATGACCAGATCATGCCAAGACTCCTTTGCCAGATTGTTGCCGCGCATGATACTGCTCCCACCAGCCCCAGGAATTAGGTGGGGGCGGCGGCGGCGTCGTGTGACGCGTCGGGCTGGGGCGGCTCATACAGAAATAACGCAGGGCATCGACGGCATGGTCGTCTTTCGTGGTATCAATATCTTCAGGATCATGCCTATCTTGTACCATTGCGGGGAATGTGCGTATTAAATACTTGCAGGTAGGGCTCACGGTCAACCACGCCACCCCCTGGTCATTCGTCCGCAGCAGCTCATGGACCCGCATCCACCCATTGAATCGGTCATTGTCCCCGCCACGCATCGGGAGACGCCGTCGCAGGAGTGTCTCGTAAATGGACTCGCCGCGCCCCGCCCCGGTCTTCTGCCTCATCGCCGGGTCACACACCAGATAGCGCAGCTTCTGAATCCCTAAATCCGCCGTAATGCGCTTAATCGTCAGGCTCATAGCCTCGGCGCTTTCGCCTTTGAACTTATGCTCCCAGCGGCAGTGGTAGCGGCCGTCCGGCAAGCAGGCCCACCACAAGACCACGCCGGGGCTGCTGTAGCCCCAGTCCATCGAGGCGACATGCTCTACGTCCGGGGCCACGACGAGATCCTCGACATGGAGGGCTGGCGACCACTCAGAGAAGAACTGGCCCTCAAACGCATTCCAGTCCCCGTGCAAGAGCTGCCGCTTCCGCATCTCAGGCAGGTCTTCCAGATCCCGGCGATATTCCGTGGAAATATAGGGATTGTCGCTTAATGTGGCCTCCACAAACCCATAGCGGGTGGGGTCATAGGACGGGAACTCATGGGCATCGACCGTCTGGTCAATAAAGAACTCCTTGACCCACAGGGCGCCGCGTCCCCCCGGATTCGTCCCCGCCCAGACCTGGGCGTCCCCTGACGCAATCACCTCGGGCTTGGAGGTCCGAGCGCGGCTCATAATTTCCAGCGCCATGTCCCGGTCAAAGGTCACCAACTCATCGAACGCAATGCGGTCATATTCCGTCGAGAGGTAGTTCTGGGCGTCCGCGACGGACTCGCAATGACCCGCCCGGATCGTGGACCCATTGGGGAACCGCATGAGCTTGTCGCCCGAGAGATACGTCCCCTGGACTCGCTTCTGCTCTCGGACCATCTGGCCGAGATGGGTCTGTTCAAGCTGTTGAAAGGTGCGCCGAAGGAGGAGGCAGTTGAGATTGGGTGTTTGCAGGCAGTCGGCATAGAGCCCCCACCGGAGGGCATGGCTCTTGCCGGGACCGGCCTGCCCCCCATAGAGGGTGCGGCGGGTCTTCCGCGTCTGCCGATGAAAGTCCACCTGCTTGGGCGTGGGGACATACAGCCATGTCTGTTGTGGGCTTCCCGCGGTCGTGGCGTGCATCGCCCACGCGACCTGCTGCCGACGGCAGGCCTCCGACGCCGACCCGCACCACCACGCATTTTCGGCAAAGACCATCGGGGACTGGCACCAATGGCACACCGCCGCTGTGTCACCCATCGTCTCGCTCCCGCTATTTCCCGTACCGCGTGTCCGCTTTCGGGGTCGGCCGCGCGGGAGGTGTGTCCTCGTCAGGCGCGGACGGCATGTCGTCGTCGTCCATCAGGTGGGTGCCGGGAGGGACCGCCTGTCCACCGGGCCCTTTCACCATGACGACCACCATTTTCGGATTCACAATGGTAATCCCCCCGCCGTCGCCGCCCTCCCCGCCGGACGCGCCGCCGTGGGGGTGGTCGTCCATCGAGAGCATGAGCGCATTGCGCTTGAATTGTCCAAGGGATGTCGGTGGCGGCTTTGGTTTCATGCTGACCCTTTCATTGGTCACTTGTCTTTCCAATCAGATATTTGCCTGTGAGTATTGAGATGCGCCAGACTCTTTTGTAGTTCCCGAAACGAGACACCATCAGCGGATGCGCGATCAACCACTCGACCAATTGGCGAGTCCTCTCCCCACATCTCGCCCATCTGCCGAGTTCGTTCCTCTGGGTCCATCGCCTTGTAGCCATCGAAGTCGTCAGGCGCATGATGTGCGTCATCCCAGCGACCACCCTGGAAAGCACGCTCTAACTGTAAGTGCCAACGTCCACCGTCTTCCGTATCAAATGCGTAACGAGATCCAGGGGTACCACCTGTTGACGGAGGTTCATTGAAATTGAATCTACCTCTCCTCCCACCCACAATCATTGACGGACTGTAGCCAGAAGGCAAGAGGGGCGTGACAAGATCGTTGGGGTCTGGTGGTGGTGATATCGCGCGCGCTGGCGCTGGCAGCACCCTCCCCGGAGAGGGCGGCAAATCAGGGAGCCGTCGCGTGGAGGCTCCCCCATCTCCCAGTTGC